GAGCGCAGCAGTTACCGGCATGAAAGCCGGCGTTCTTAGCCTGCAAGACGTTGCTGCCCAGTATGGCAAGGACGTCGAGGAACTACTTGCGCAAATCCAGCGCGACAAGGCGCTTATGGACGAGTTTGGTATTAAGTACGCCCTTGAGCCGTATGGCGCTCAGCAAATGCCGGTCGCGCCAATTATTGACGAGGAAACCGGCGAAGTAATGCCAATGGCTAATCCGCAGGCAGCGCCAGCAGCGGACCCGTCCCCGCAAGCCGAGGACCAAGGTATCCAGGCCCCCGACAAACTTATGAACGGCGCGCAGGTGGCGTCTATTATTGAAGTCGTTACGGCATACAGCACCGGGATTATCGGGCTGGAGTCGGCGGTGGAGATTCTTATTGTCGGCTTTGGTGTTGCTGAGGATAAGGCGAAGAAGATCGTGGGCGGCGCAGCCCAAGGGGTCGCAAATGCCGAAGTATAAAGGCGTCGACATTGACACCAGCCCAACTGAGGGCATGGTGACAGAGGCTAAGCGCGCGCTTGCCTGGCGGGAGGAGTTTGGTCGCGGCGGTACGGAAGTCGGCGTGGCCCGCGCCCGCGATATTGTTAATGGCCGCAATCTAAGCCTGGACACTGTAAAGCGCATGGCGTCCTATTTTGCGCGACACGAAGTGGATAAGCAGGCAGAAGGGTTTAGCCCTGGCGAAGATGGCTACCCATCGGCAGGGCGCGTAGCCTGGGGGCTTTGGGGGGGATCGCCGGGCCAGACCTTTGCAAACAAAATTGTCGACCGCATGGACCGGATTGACGAGGACGAGCGCAGCTTAGAAATGGAGCGCCCCTATCCTAACGAGCACGCGGCCCGTATTAAGGACCCTGAACAGTATCAAGGCTTCCGCCGGATGAACGATGAACTGGGCGCCGGCATTGATATAATTTTAGGGCTTAAGGACGGAACGTCTGAGATTCAAAGCATTCGCTTCGATGCTGAGCGGTTTACAGCAGAGGAAGCTAGGCAATGGCTGTCGGACAATGGCTACGAGCCCTTGCTCTTTGAGCCAGCACTGGAGGAACGAGCCATGGAGCCCGTCGATCAAGTTGAAGAAGTAAAAGTGGAAACGGTTGAGGCTGAGCAGCCCGAAGCCGTTGAGCCTGAAATTGTTGAGGAGCGGAAGGCTGAGGTAGAAATTACTCACCGCTCCCAAGATATGGAAGCCCGCGCTATCGACGAAGATTCGCGCCGCATCCGTATGAGCATTAGTAGTGAAACGCCTGTCATGCGGAGCTTCGGCGCCGAGGTTTTGGAGCATAGTAAAGACGCCATTGACCTGTCGTTTATTGCGTCAGGCCGCGCACCATTGCTCCTCGACCACGACCCGTCTGCCCAAATAGGCGTGCTGGAATCTGTCGAGCTTGACCCGGAAACGCGGCGACTCCGCGCTGTAGCCCGTCTTGGAAAAGGCGCGCTCGCACGGGAAGCGTTCGACGATATTGTCGACGGTATTAAGTCAAATATCAGCATTGGCTATGCCATCGACAAAATGGAGCGGAAGGACGGCGACACCTATGTCGCTAAGTCTTGGAAGCCCCTTGAGGCCAGTCTTGTAAGCCTGCCAGCGGACCAGAGTGACATCGGGATCGGTCGCAGCGCGCAAGCTCCTCGCGTCACCGTAACGTCAAACCAAAAGGAGATTGCTATGAGCGATCAAATTGATGTGGCGGCAATCGAGGCGCAAGCCCGTAAAGCTGCCGAAAAGAACGCTGCCCAAATTGTAGAGCTTGGCCAGCGTCATAACCAAAGCGCCCTTGCACAGAAGGCAATCGCGGAAGGTCGCAGCATCGAGGAGTTCCGTGGCGAACTGCTTGAGGTTGTGGGCTCGCAGCGTGCGCTGGAGTCGCAGGACATCGGCATGACCGACAAAGAGGTGAAGCGTTTCTCTTTGCTGCGTGCTGCTAACGCGCTTTTCAACCCGACGGATCGTCGCGCTCAAGAAGCTGCTGCTTTTGAGTACGAGTGCTCTGCCGCTGCTTCTAAGCAGTATGGCCGCGCCTCGCAAGGCATCATGCTTCCCGCCGACGTGCTGCGTAACTGGAAGCGGGACCTTAATACGTCCGACGATTCCAACGTTCTGGGCACGGACTTCCGCGGGGGCGAATTCATTGACGTCCTCCGGAACCAATCGTCCGTCATGGCCGCAGGCGCGCGTATTCTTAACGGCCTGCAAAACGACGTGTCGATCCCCAAGAAGGCAACCGCTGCTTCTGCAACGTGGATTAGCGCGGAAGGTGGCGACGCCACTGCCTCCGAGCCGACCTTTGGTAGCGTGACCCTGTCCCCCAAGGACCTTGCGGTCATGACCCAAGTGACGCGTCGCATGATTCAGCAGTCGACCCTGGATATTGAAGCACTTATCCGCGACGACATTGCTGAGGCCATTGCCCTTGGTCTGGACCTTGCTGCCCTTGCTGGCACCGGTTCTAGCGGCCAGCCGACGGGTATCAAGAACACGTCCGGCATCGGAACCGTGGACTTTGGTACTGCACCCGACACCGTGCCCACCTGGGCTCAGGTGATCGCAATGGAAACCGCTCTGGGTTCCGCGAACGCGCTGCAAGGCAACCTCGCGTATATCCTGCCGGCTTCCATGTACGGGGCACTTAAGAGTGTCGAAAAAGCGGCGAATACCGCCCAGTTCGTGATTAGCCCCGATGGGACTATGAACGGCTACCGGACCATCGTGTCCAATCAGGTGTCGGCCGGCGATCTTTTCTTCGGCAACTTCAACGACGCCCTGGTAGGAATGTGGGGCGGCGTCGACCTGCTTCTGGACCCTTACACGAACAGCGCTTCTGGCACCGTTCGACTTCGCGCAATCAGCACGATGGACTTTGCGGTCCGTCACGCTGCTAGCTTCTGCCTTGGGAACGACGGCGGTAGCTAAGTGAAATAGGTGATGGCCCCCTTCGGGGGGCCTGATCCTTTGGAGAGATTATGCGCTACAAGGTTTTGCAAAGTTGCGTAGCTGGTGGTCGAGCCCGGCGCATGGGTTCAATTATTGAGCTAAGCGATTTAGAGGCACGGGACCTAATGTCCATTGGTCGGGTGGCACCTCACGACGAGCCCGCGCCTGACGAAAATAGGGCTTTGGGTTTTGACGAAGTGACCAAGCCGCGGCGACGCGCCCGGGCTAAAAAGGTCGAGGATTAAGCAATGCCTGTAGAAACAGCAGACGACCGCGCCTTGCTTCTTGCCGACTTTGGCGTAAGCGCGACCTTTACCCCTGCTGGGGGAACGGGTTCTGCTGTGACTGGCATTGTGGATAACGATTATGAAGCGGTAGATGCAGGGGGTAGCGTTAGCTTTGCAGTGACGCGCCCGCGGTTTGTCTGTCGCACTGCTGACATTACTGGCGCAGCTGAAGGGGACGCGCTGGCGATTGATGGCGTGACGTACACCATTCGGGTCGTTATGCCTGACGGCACTGGTATGACCGAGCTAATGCTGGAGAAGCCATAATGGCTCACGTCCGCAAGCTAATTAGGGACAATATTGAGACCGCGCTTACGGGGCTTGCTACTACCGGAAGCAACGTCTACCAGACGCGCGTTTACCCTTTGGCTGAGGACCGCCTTCCTGGCATTGCCATTTTTACGAAGTCGGAGACAACCGACTACGCTACGGTAAACCCGCCGCGGACGCAGATACGCACGCTGGTCGTAACCGTTGAGATTTATGTGAAGGGCGTCAGTAATTTTGACGACACGCTGGACGCTATTGCGGTCGAGGTAGAGGAAGCGCTTTATACTGACCGCACCCGCGGGGGGTATGCAAAGGACACGCGCATCATTAGCTTTGATGCTGACTTCAGTGGGGACGGGGACCAGCCGGTGGCGCAGGCTACGCTTGACGTCGAGTGCGAGTACACTACGCTAGAGAACAACGTGGAGGCCGCGGCATGAGCGAGCTAGTCCAAATTGAAAAGGACGGTCATATTATGTTCGTGACCGAGCACAAGTTTAATTTTCTCAAGGGTCGGGGCTGGAAGCTTGCCAAGAAGTCTAAGGCAGCAGCTAAACCTGAGCCTGAGTTTGTCGAAGCGCCCGATCCTGAGGAGGATGACTAATGGCGACTGTAACTGGCTCCAGCGGGAGCATTAAGGTCGCGACCAGTGGCGGCTCAGTCGCTGCGGTCGCTGAGGTTCGTTCGTTCACGCTTTCGCGTGCAGCTGACGCCATCGAAGATACGGTAATGGGTGACACCCACCGTACCTATAAGCAAGGCCAAGGCAGCGCCACGATGTCCGTGGACTGCTACTGGGACAGCAGCGACACCACTGGCCAGCTGGTCCTTGACGAGCGCGCGAGCATCGACTTTGAGCTTTACCCGGAAGGGACGAGTTCCGGTGCCGTGTACTACAGCGGGTCCGGTGTCGTTACTGCGTCTGACATTACGGCGTCTTTTGACGGCATGGTAGAAGCATCCTTTAGCGTGCAAGTTAGCGGTGCTCTAACTGAATCGACGGTGTCGTAACCATGGGAAAGGCGAGGGAGTTACGCAACCGCAGGACAGTAAAGCGGCATGAAATTCGTGTCGTGGATTGGCCGGAGGAGGACGGGTCCCCGTATGTAATGTGGGCCCGCCCTCTTACCTGCCATGAATACCGGGAGATTCAGAAAAAGTACCCTGATTTTCTGGAAACCCAAGACATAGCCGGCATGGTGGACTTGATCTGCATGAAGGCTGAGGACGCAAATGGCGACAAGCTATTTCCGCTGGCGGAAGATCGCCTTGACCTTATGGGCGAGGAGCTATTGGTAATTGGCAAAATCGCTGAGCAGCTAATGGGAACGGTGCAGTCTGCGGAGGTTGCTGAAAAAAACTCCTAAGCGATCCCATGCGCATGAACCTTATTGCGCTTGCGGATCGACTGCATAAGACAATCGAGGAGATTGAGCAAATCTCCGTAAGCGAGCTAAACGAGTGGCTTGCTTATTTTAAAATAGTGACGGACAGCGATGGCCAAAAGACCTGAAGTAAGCATAAAGCTAACCGCCGTCGACAAAACCGCTCAGGCGTTTAAGTCCGTTAACCGCAGCCTGGGGGCGGTGCGCAAGTCACTGCTTAACTTTAAGACCGGCATTGCTACTGCTGTCGGTGCTGGCGGCCTGGGGCTTATGGTTAAGGCGTCGCTTGACGCTACCGACGCCCTTGCCAAGACAGCAAACCGCATTGGGGTAACAACCCAAGAGCTCCAAAAGCTGCACCACGCCGCGACCATTACTGGCGTCGAAACAGCCACGATGAATATGGCGTTGCAGCGCTTTATTCGTCGAACGGCTGAAGCTGCGCAGGGTACGGGCGAGGCCAAGGCCGCTCTTAAGGAGCTTGGCCTTAACGCTAGCCAACTGACAAAACTGCCTTTAGAGGAGCAAATGCTGGCGCTTGCTGACGCCTTTGCGGGCGCCGGCACGGACGCGGATCGCGTTCGCCTGGCAATGAAGCTTTTTGATAGCGAAGGTGTAG